CTTGATTTAATATTTAGGATACAACAAAATGTTGTATTCTTTTTTTGCAAAAGAATACCAAAGAATAAAATAAAAAACGTTGTAAAAACAACGTTTTAGAAAGATTTACAAAACAATGTAAATTATCAATGGAGCCGGTGGGAGTATATAAAAAATTATTAAATCAATGTGTTTCTAGTTTTGTAACTCCTTTTATAGCTCTTTTTAAAATATTTCATTATCAGCTTTTATTTTAGAGCAAACAAAAAAACCGCCAGCAAAAGCCAGCGGTCTAGTGTAATTAAATTTTGATTTTATATAGGTTTTTTAGTCAGTTAGTTAAGAAAGCAAATCATTAACTCTGTCTTGAACAGCTTGAGCATCGTAACCAGCGTTTGTTAAGTTGTCGAAACGTTCTTGGCCATTTCCCCAAAGACCTTGGATAACCTCGTTTGCTACAGTATCAATGTCTGAAATATCGTTTCCACCATTCAAGAGACTATTAACTTGATCCTGTACAGCTTGAGCATCATAACCAGCATTAGTGAGATTGTCATATCTTTCCTGTCCATTTCCCCAAAGACCTTGCAGCACTTCTTGTGCTACTTCGTCTACTGACTTAGCGTTTCCACCATTTAAAATAGCGTTAACTCTATCCTGTACAGCTTGTGCGTTATAGCCCGCTCTTGTTAAGCTATCATAACGCTCTTGACCGTTACCCCATAACCCTTGAAGGACTTCTTGTGCTACTTCATTTACTGACTTAGTAATTACATTATTTACTTTGTCTTCTTCCTCTTCATCATCTAACAATACAATATTTTTATCGTAAGGGTTAGATGAGTATTGCCACCAGCGAATCCCGTCCATAGATGGGAAGTATTCAAAATCAGCGTTTCCATCGTTTAAGCCATACCCAGCAATCCAAAGGCTATTAGGGAATTGTGCAAGGATTTGCTGATAGTCAATATTATTGAGCGTAAATGGCTTATAGCTGTAATAAATTGGCTCATAGCCATTTTCTTTGAGGATTTCCATGAAGCGAATACAAGCATCTGTATTTGCCTGTTTATCTCCGCTTGCGTGGTCTTCATAGTCAAGCACCAAGTAAGGAACTTGTTTAGGTACATTGTTCAAGAAATATCTAGCTTCTCTTTCTGCTTCTTCGATGTCACCACCAAACCACGCAAAATGGTAGAAGCCAACAGGATTAGACTGTTCCACTTGAGCAGATAAGCAAGGGTTGATGTAGCTTGTACTTTCAGAAATTTTGATAATGGTATTCTGTGTACCCATGTCAGCTAAAATCCCTGTAATGTCGTAGCCCTGATGGCTTGCTACGTCGATGAATAAGTCGTTTTTCTTCATTATTTTATTTCCTCCTAATCTTCGTTTGGTTCGGTATAAGTCAACGCTCTTTCACTATCTGAAAGTCCGGCGGTTGTCGGATCATTGACAACGCCAACCAATACAAGGAACGCAAATAAAACATTGATAAACACTAAAATTTTATCGACTGTATCGCCAAATTCCAAAGTAAGATTGAAGATATTTGCAAATGCTTGCGCAAGTAGTGCCAACGCTGGAACTAAAGCAAGCCAAAAGTTTTTATTTTTTAGTCGTACTGACCAGTTAATCTTGTTCATTATTTTTCCTCTATGATTTCTAGTTCGAGAAATTTCTCAAACAGTATTTTGATAGCACCGTTTCCGCCTAATTCGACATAGCTTTCATAAAGTCGTGAAAGTTCTTCGATTTCATGTTGGCTTGTTTTTCCACGTCGTATTGCTTTTTTTAAGTTTTCTTGCAATCGAAATCGTTGTAACCGCTGCAAGCCTTTTCCGATAAGTGAAAGATTATCCCGATTTTCTCGTCCAATTTCCGTTACTTCACCAACTGACTTTTTAAGGTCACTAATTTCGTCGGTAAGAACGTTGATTTGCTTTTCAGTTTCTTTTGTGTTTTGCGTACTCTTAAAAGAGAAATAACTAGGTATAATTACGATTAGAACGGGCGTGAGTTTGTCTAGTAGCGTTAAAAATTCCAATTAAACCACCCCTTTTCTGAAATAGTGGTCTATTGAACGGGTTGTGTATCTAACTCGTTATCGTGTGTGTCTTTTTTCGGTTCTGTCCACTTCCAAATACCCAGCTTCCCGTTTTGCTCAAGGCTTGCGAGTTGTTCGAGCGTTTGCCCTTGATAAGTAAACGGCTCATTGACTTGAACCATGACACGTTTTCCTTCTTGGAATTTCTCGACGTGGTTCGAGTTTTCTAACGCAAAAATTTCTTGTGCTTGGTAAGTCTTGCCAGCCTGACCTAAGTCAACCAGTTCAAGGCCACGTTTAAACAATGTAGGATCCAGCGGATGGTCAACATCTGTCACACGAACCAATACTGCCCAATCTGCGACGGCTTTTACTTCTGCGATTTTTGCGTCTTTCTGCTCAAGTTTAGCTTCGTATTCTTGCGCTTGTGTTTGCAAGTCTTCTTGAAGTTTCTTCACACCGTCTGCCGGATTTAATTCGGTAGTCACTTGACCGAGTACCGCTTGGATAAGAACTTCGTCCGTTTCGTTTACACGGTCACCGAGCAAAACACGGTCAAATGCTGTATATGGCGCTTCTTGTCGAATTGCTACGAAAGTACGGTTGTTTTCTTGCAAGTATTTATTTACAACTTTAAATGTCATATATTATGCTTCCTTTTCTTCTTTTTCTGCTTGTAATTGTTGAAGTTGCGTTTGCGCTTCTTTGTATAAAGCCTTGTAATTTGCGCATTCAATCGCTTTGTTTGCGAGTTGAATAGCTAGGTCGTTAATAACTTCGTCTGCTTGATTCATTGTTTACCTTTCTATTTGTCGCCATTCCAGTATTTAAAGAAATGATACGGAAGTTTTGCTCCGCCATCCGATATAACTCGAAAATTCCAAAAAATATCATTTAATACAGTAGCCAAAGATTTTCCTTTCAGTCCGATGTCTTCCACGTTTTCAATAGTATTGTGAATTGTGTCAAAGCCGATTGAAAGCGGGTCATTTGCGTTATACATGAAGTCGATTCTATCTCCGTAAATGTTAACCGCCGTTGTATTGTCGGGCGTGTTCCATATCTGAATACCGGCCGCTCCGTCGTCCATTGCTACTTTATTGTTAGAATTCGACATTAAAGCAGTATAAGAACCATCTTTTCCATGAAGCGAGCCTTGACCGAAAACAAGATATTGAATAGGTCTTCCAGCAAACTGATTTCTGATACCAACGCCAGCTTGATTCATTTCAAGCCAGCCAGTCTGCAAATCAAAACTTGATTGACCGTTTAACGATGATAACTTCCCACCTCGAATAATGTTCGCCGTCAAACCGTCTGCGACAATGTTCTTTGCTGATACATTGATAAGCCTTGCTTGACTTGCATCTATCTCGTCAATATGCGCTGTTCCGATTTGAGCTTTACCAATCATAGATTTTTTAATCACGCCGTCTTTGATATAGGTCTTTTCTCCGACTGATATCAAACCCTCGTTGATTTTAACTGAGCCGTCAGGATTGAGGTTAATAGCTCCTAGAACGTCGCCTGGTCCATTCAAGGCTTTGACCGACCATGAGTTAGATAGCAATGTCATTTGTGTCCGTGTCGCTTCAGTCATCTTGTAAGCATCATCGAATTGGCTTGGTTTGTATGGTCCAGTTTTAGAGCCACGGACGAGCATGATTTCTTTAATTTCTACCCAGCCATTTCTTATGACGTAACAATAAAAAGGAAAAATTTTATCATTTCCAAACTCAAAATCCGAGGGCATATAAAACGTCCCTTGAAAATCTTTCCACTCGTCAGAAACAGGACTGTTTGATCGCCCGACTGTGCCCGTGAATATTGAGCGATTTCGTGAGTGGTTTTTAACAGTAACGTTAAAATCAAAATCAAGCGCACCACGAATACGATATTTAAAGCCTAGGGAATACGTTTCGCCTTTATAAATTTTACGAACATAAATTGGAAGCGTAAAACCTGACCATTTGTGAGATGTAAAACCTTGTGCCTTGATAGTGAATACTCCGCCATTGACAAAAATATTATTTCCCTGTTGTGGATTAACAAGTACATGCTTATCCATTGTCTCGGAGTTAACAATCAAGTTGTTATCGTTTGTAACGTACTTTCCAACTTCAGTCTGGAATACTTGGTCGCTCATAACTAAACGAGAAACATTTCTTGATACGTCGTTTTCAGCACCACCCAAAATTCGCTCGTATAGTTGACTTGTTTCTTTAACATGTTGAAAATCTGCTTGATTAACCTTGCCTTCAACTTGACTTGAAATTTGAGCCATGCGCCCGTTCACATCATTTGTGAAGGTGCTGAACATCTGAACGTTGTTTGCAGTCGTTTGAGCGATTCTTAGGTTGATACCGTTTAAGTCAGCTCGATAATCACTTTTAAAGGTGTTCATGTCGCCTGAAATACGTTCGCTAATACGTTTAGCCTCGTTTGCAAGGTCAGCATTTGCGCCAGCGGTTCGCAAAGCTCGATTTGCTACGTTCCTAGCTTCGTTAATATCTGTGAGGTATAAACTTTCAAATTGCTTGTTGATTTCTTTTTCAAGCTCTGCCGTATCAAATTTTAACTTTCTAAGTTCCCACTCTGAACCGTTCCAGATATACATTTCTGTTTCTTCGCCCGCGGTCAAGTAAAGAATATCACCACGACGGATTGTTCCGATTGGTTCATCTTTTGGTTTGGTTGCGCCATAATAAACCGTGTTCTTTCCATCTGCGCTTGCAAGAGCTTTTGTAGCAACTGCCAGAGCGCTTTCTGCGTATTCTTTATTTTGCCCCACGCTGCGAATGATTGAACTTTCAGAGCTTATTTGTTTTTGAACGCTTCCAATATCGTTACAAGTGACTTTATGGTTAATCAAGCGTCCCGTAACGTCATAAGAACTTTCAAATGAAACAATCCGAATTTTTTCACGGAATCCTGTCGTTTCATTGATAGCCATAATATAATCACCGGCTCGCGGTTGCGTATATTGATAACCGGCTCGGGTTAAATCTTCCATATCAAGTTGGACCGATATCGAGTATGAGTTATCCACTTCAAATTTTAAGCGTTCTAATAGCTTTCCGGTATCTTTATACCGTTCATCTTTTACTGGTTCGCCTTCGATACGTCCATAAATACTAGCGAGTGGACTCTCATATTCGGATGTATATCGTCCCTTGCTATGATCTTCTTCATCCTTCCACGCACCAAAACCGCGTTTATATGTAATGAACTTGTTGATATTCTTTTCAATCACTAATTCATTCATATTAAAATTCTTTCGGACGATCGTTGATAAATCTGAACCGATTTTTTTGGTAATTAAAACGACTTTTCCGGAAACTAAAAACTCGAGCCCGGCTGCCTTGATGATTTCCTTAAACATTTCTAAACGCTTGGCATTTCCGAAATTCTCTTTACGAATAGAATTCACTCTTACGCTTGGCTCAATCTGATATCGATAACCGCTATCTTTAAAGATGGCTTCAATATACACTTCAAAACGATGTGATCCGTTGAATTCGGTATAACAGTTCGAGTGCTCGAAGTCGTAAAAGAATTGGTGAACGGCGTCGAAGGAAACGGAAAGATTGCGCCCTTCGTCCCGAGGCTTGGCGAAAACGATGGCGAAAAATTCGCCGTTAAGCTCAAATTTCCATCCACAGTCAATTTCAGATAAAACTCTATCATTTGAAATAATAGTCCCCGAAACAGAACGCTCGCCATTTACAGCATTTTTTACCGTGAATTCAACTTGCGCTCCAAAACCTTCGCCTTTTTCATTGTAAAATGTAAGCAATGTTTACCTCCTTCCTATTTGTATAGCTCCTTAAATCCGATTATCTTGATTGTGCCTTTGAAATTTGAAGACCACGGGATTTTTTTATTCGCTTTCGGTTTAATCACGAAATATTCAAAATTCGTCCGATTATTGACATTTTCACCAGTAGAACCAGTAAATAATTGAGTTTCTATCCCTTTTAGTTTTAACTTGTCGCCCGATTGGATAGGCGTTTGGGCGTGATTATATGTAAACCGTCGCCCGTCAATCTCAAGAAAGAAATTCGTTTGTTGAGCGTTGGCTGTCAATTCTACGATAAATGGAACTTCTAACTGACTAAGTGTAGCCGTCCCCGCATAATCAAACGTATTCGTTGAAAGTGTGATATCTTTCGGAACTGTTTCACCATACGGTAATTCCGAAGTCACAAAACCAAAAGAAACGTTATACTTCAAGCCAGCGGAAGATTTTCCGATAAATTCATATTCAACCGAACCATTATTGACGACCTTATAACGATATTTCCATGCTCTATGAGGTATCGTTCCGAGGTTTAATTCGCCCGTTGTTTGTCCGGCTAACTCGAACTCGTATAAATCATCGCGTTCGGGGTGCATTTTGGTAATGTAAAAACCATCATCTCCCAAGATGTACCGGTTTAATTCGTCTTTTTTATCAAAAAAGGCTTCCATCGTTGGGACGGTAAGCCTTGCTTTTACTTCTATTGTTTTTTCGGTATAGGTCAAACCGTCAAAAATTCGACCATTACGACCTTTAACCGTTCGTGTTGAAATATCCACGGTCGGGGAAGAATCATCGACCGCGATATTATATAAGCCCAACTCGGACAATCTCCGATCCTGACCGTCTTTTTCAATCAATAAATCCATGAGTCCCCCTTACGTGAAATATTCAGAAAGCGCTTGTTTTCTAGCGTCTTTCTCTTTGATTGTTGTATAAATCTTGTCGCCCACAATTTCGTTATGGATTTCAAATTTACGTTCAGATAATTGCGAGTTCTTAACGTCGTCGCTCAAGTTTTCAAGCGAAGAACGAACGCCCGCACTTGTAACGCTTGCGGATGTGGTAAGTACGCTATTTGTTTGGTAATCTTGATCCGTGATAGCTTGCGCGTATTGTTTCGATACGTCGTAAATATCTTTCACCCAGCTAGACATACCATTATAGAGTCCTTCACCCGTGAAGCCCCCTATCTTATCCATAACCCGTGAAGGTGAATGAATAGAAAGAGCTGACCGCATAGTTCTAGCAATATTTGAAGCGATACTATTCGCTAGTGAATACAAAGCCCCGGCCATTGAAGCAAGTCCATTATATAAACCTATTCCAGAATTATAACCGACGCTATTTAATAAGACCGGAAGGATTCTGAACGTTGCGGCAATGCTATTGTTCGCACTAGAAGCTAGCGACATAACGTGAGAAAGTCCAGCTTGTATTGTGCTAACAAAAGAGTTCATTCCGCTAGCTGCGCTTGTCGTAATATTGCTAAACGTATCATTGAACGCTTTAGCCATCTGTGAGCCGCTTTGATTGCTAACTTGTGAAATTTTATCAAGTCCAGTTTGAACCGCTTGAGCCGTTGCTTGCATAGCTTTCTCAACTGTATTTTGCATTTCTTGATAATTTTTCGCAATCGATTGCGATAACTGCGCGCTTGATTGTTCCGCGCTTTGTGAAACGCGATTGAAATCAGATTCCGCGCTTGTTGCTAACGTATTTGTTGCGGCTGTTGCGCCCGCTTGCATTTGTTGAAAATTGGAAACAACTCCAGAATTTGCAATAGAAGCGTTCGTGTTCGCGGTAGTCGATACGCCGGCCGTACTTGCGTTCGCATTATTAAGCAACTGATCTAGTTGATAGCTTGCGTTCGCGTTTAAATCGCTAACGTTTGAAACAACATTTGAACTCATGGCGCTCGTTTGAGCTGTCGCGTTTGTTTGAGCTTGTGTAAACGCCGTATTGCTATTTGTCGCGAATTGTTGGGTTTGCAAAGTCCCGTTTGCGTTCATAAGACTAAAGTTTGACGAAACATTTTGCTGCATTGTCGTAGTCTGAGTTGTAGCGCTATTGGTAATGCCCAGCATATTATTATTGACGTCCATTAACATAGCGTCCGTGGACGTGCTAACGCTCGATTGCATTTGTTGGTAATTTGTGCTTACGCCCGTATTTGCAAGTAAAGAGTCCGCGGTTATTTTAGCCGTTGTCGTTCCGCTTCGAGCCTCGATATTGTCTGACGTCGTATTGATTGCCGCTTGGACCTTCGCTCCGCCTTCTTCAGACTTGCCAGAAACAAAATCCCATAGACCACCGAAGAAGTTTCCTACTGCTTCGCCTATGCCTTTAAGCGCGTTCGGAATGAACTCGAGCGCTGCTTTACCGAATCCCATGATAATTTCGCCCGCTGCTGCGCATACCTTCGGTAAACCCGTAATAATAGACGCGACGAGCTGAACGATAAGCTGAATTCCGGCCATAATAAGTTGTGGCAAGGCTTGAGCGATTCCCGTGATTAACTGCCCGATAATTTGTACGCCAGATTGTACAATCTGTGGTAGGGCTTGAATTAAACCTTGAACCAATGTAACAATTAAACGAATACCACCTTGTAAGATAGCCGGTAAGTTTTGGATAATCGTTTGGATGAATCCGACAATAACTTGTGTCGCAATCTGAATAATCGTTGGCAACGCTTGAACGATACCATTGACGATATTCATCAAAATTTGAATCCCTTGTTCTAAAATCTGAGGGAAATTCGCTTGCAAGTTATTGATAAAGTTCGTCACAATTTGTTGAGCTGTTGAAAGTAATTGCGGGATATTTTGTAAAATTCCTTGTGTTACGTTTACCAGTAATTGCATACCGATAGAAATTAATTGCGGTAATGCTGATAGCAACGAATTTACAAGCGTTCCGATAATCGTTATCGCTGAAGATATTAAAGAGCCGGAACTTTCCCCCACTCCTTGCACTAAGCTAGCGATAAGCTGAATTCCCGCGTCAACAATAACCGGAAACATTGTCGCGAATGTTTGCGCTAGTTTTGCGATTAAGTCCGCACCGGAAGCGATAAGCGCTGGAATTTGTGACGTGATACCCGTAACAAGATTTTGAATAATTTGTGGTCCTTTAGTTGTAACCGTGTTTAGTAACTGATCTATTTGTTGTCCGAATTGGCTATTGATTAAACCTA